ACGGTATCGGTCGTCTCGCCGTCCTCGTCCAGTGCTACCATCGGCCACCAAACCAGCACGTGAGTGTGCTGCGGGGCAGTGTCAATCGGCTTCCATGTTGCGTTCTTCATCGGGTTCCTTTCGGGGCTTCGATGGCCTTGAACTGCGTCGTTGCCAAGCACTCGTATAGCGTCTGCCCGTTGCCCTGCAACATATACGGCGCGTAGACCTCCTCAGCCTTAACCATGCCGCAGTCGATCATGGCGAATTGCGCCTCTACCCAACGGAGCAGTTGCCGCCACGCCGTGCGCTCCGCCTGAGCCTTGTCGCCGCGAAGGTGATGCACGAGTGCCGCGCTCCTCACCGGAAGCGCGAAGGCCAATTCCTGGCCCTGGACGGGGATGATGAACCGGAGCGCGGATATCGTTCCGCCGCTCCCGTAGTCCGTCGCGATCTGGCGGGCACCGGAAGCAACCAGCGCCGCCCGAATCTCGCCCTCCGTCTTGTGCGGGTCGATCTTTGTCGTGCCCATGAACAGCGTCTTCTTTTTCATCCCTTCCTCCTCATCGCGTCAGCACGGTCGTAGGCTTCCCTCATCGCGTTACTGGCGTTCAACAGCGATTGCTTGGCGTGTAGGAATCTCGCGATCAATCCCGCGTCAATCGGGTGGCCGCGTTCGTCATCCGCGCATGGTTGCCACACCTTCTCACCGTCGATCACGCAGCACTCGTCGAGCATCCAAAGCATGTCATCTCCCATCACGGCTCCTCATCGCGTCAGCCGCCGCGTCACCCTCGGGGCCGTCGAACCGCCGCGCGAACTCCTCAGGGGAGACGCTAGCGCGGGCAGCGAGGTCGCGCACTTCAGCAGCGGTCGATTCCACCGTGTTGGTGCCGCTGAGATAGATTCCGAGGAAGTTTCCGTGCAGCGCCAAGAGGCTGTAGATCGCCTCCGCGCGAGTCGGCCCCACACCAACCAAATCCTTCCGCGCCTTGGGCCATGCCCTGAATTGCCTATCCCTGAACTCGTAGCGAATCGTCATCGTCTCCCTTTCCCCCGCTTACCCGAACATCGGGAATACAGGTTCCTCTCTGGTCACGTTCTCCGGCCTGTAGTTGGCCCCGGCGTATTCTTCCCACGTCATCATCAGATCGGCGCGGCGCACTACCCACCGCTGGAATCCGACAAGTTCGGGCGTGCGCCTGAATGGCATCGGATAAGGTCGCGCGCCGAAGTCGCGGAGTTTCTGACGACGGTAATCCCGGTCGGCGTGCGTCTCTCCCGGCCAGTACCCGCAGAGCATGTAGACCATGATCTGGTCGGGCTTCACGCCGTACTTCACCAGCCAGTTCAACCCACGGAACAGGATCGCTTCATCCTTGCGGTTGTCCCACGCCGTGTAGATGCGCCGAACCTTGAAATCGTCGTCGTAATACTGAAGGCTGGCGATTGCTTCGGCCAGCTCTTCATTGATGAGCCTCGCATTGAGCCCCTGATTGAACGAGACGCGAAAGCCGCCTTCTCGAATGTCCGCGATGTTATTACGCCATCCGGGCGCGCCGCCGAAATCGTTATCCAGCAGGCAGAGGTTGCGCGCGTGATCGCCACCGCGCCAAATATCGGAAATGGCACTTTCGGAGCGGACTGATCCTTCGATCTTTGGAACGACACAGAACGAGCACTTCAGGCGACACCCGCGCTGTGTGAATCCGATGGAATGCGGGTAGTCAGGGTATGCGCTGTAGTCTTGCTCCTTGGTGGTGATGCCGATGGATTCCAAGGTGCGCGTCAGATCCCAACCAGTGCCGCCGACAATGGCTTCCGGGTACACCTCCAGAAGACGCGCGGCCAGCGGGCGGGACCACTCGAATATCGCACTCGCGTACACCTTGCCGAATTCGTCCCAGAGGCCGCGTTCAATCGAACGGGGATTGGAGATGCGTCGAAGCTCCACATCGTCACCCAAGCCGCGATGGTGCGCCGCGATCCGCATCAGCGCGATGTTCGGCAACTTGCCATCGAGTTGGAGTAGTAGCACCCTCATCCCGTCCGTCCTTTCCCCCGCTTACCGGGATGTGCCAGTCGTACTCAGTGCCCGCTTCAACTGCGCCAGTTGGTTCGCTGTCGCGCGGCTGTCGCTAGGCGTCTTCGCCCGCGTGAACTTGCGCCCGTTCGGGAGTTGCCAGACCTCGTGGCCCGTCTTGCGCTTCAGCTTGGCCCCGCTGCTGGCCAGCAACTCCGCTACCTGCGTTTCCGGATTCATCACCCCTCCAATTCCTTCCACTCATCCACCAAGCGCGGGTAGTCCGTGTAGCTGCCAGCCATCCACTCGAAGGCCGCCATCGCCTCATCGCGCTCGTTGTCAGCCCATTCCTCGGAATCCGCTGCCCGTTCAATCGCACGTTCTGTCATCCGCTCCGTGAGCACCTGAATCTGGCGCTCAATCGCGGCATGGTGGTCGCCGCCAAAGGAACTGCGCTTTCGCACTCGCGGCTTTATCTCTCGCAGCGCCGCAATCTCTGCGGCGATCTCTTCCCTCGTCGGATATTTCATCGTGCCTCCTCCATCCGCCGCAGCGCCTCGTGCGCTTGGGTCAGTGGCAGGGTCGCAGGCGTAGCGGCGGTCACGCCGTAGCAAGCCTCAAGCTCCGCAATCAGCGACCGAATGCGCTCTCGCGGGGTTCCCGGTTGCGCCGAAACTTCGTCCAGTACGTCGTCCGTGATCGTCATTGATTGCTCCAGTCGTCGCTTGTGCGTTCCTCAAAACGTTGGTATTTGGCGTGAAACTCAAACTCGTGGAATGGGTTCCTCCGCCCGTCGCGCTGCTTCGGCAGCATGAACTTCACCGGGATGCGCTCGATATCCTCGTCGCTCTGGCGGTGGATGAACCAAATCCCGTTCGCATGGTTCTCGATATCGCCTGATTCCTTTAGGTCGGCCAACTCAGGCTCCCGGTCCTTCTCAAAGCGCTTGAACTGGCTCAGTAGCAGCACAGGAATCTGGAAGTCCGTCGCCAGCATCTTCAGCGCCCACGCATTCGCGCCGACCGCCTCCGCCCTGCTGCCAAACCTGCCCGTGTTCCCGAGCAACTGGAGGTAGTCCACAATCACGTGATCTACCCGCGTCAGCGCCCGCCGCTGCCTCACCGCCGCGTGGATCGCCATCACAGTTGTGGCCTGCGTGTTGAAGTACAGCGGCATGTCGTGAAGTTGGGCGACGGCCTCTGCCAACAGATCCCGGTCCTCCCGCATCAGCCGACCCGTCTTGCCTTTTTCGCTATCCACCCTCGCAATTTGGTAGGCGGCTTTCTGGATTAGCGCCACGTCCCCAACCTCAAGGCTGAAGATCGCCACGCTATGGCCCCTCTGTGCCGCCATAACCGCATGCTGAAGCATCGCCGATGTCTTGCCAGCCGAAGTACGCGCCGCCAGCACCCAAAGCTCTGCCGGGAGCATTCCACACGTCATGGCGTTCATCCAAGACCAAGGGAACATCAGCCCCTTATCTTTGCGGGGGGAAAGAATAGCAGACACGCCGATTTCGTCAATTAACTCCCCGGCGCTCCGAAGGCCCTTGCCGGATTCACGCGGCATCAGATCAACCGCTGTCTTGCCGAAGCCATCAACGACCTGCTCCGCGCTCTCCCGGCCCTCTAGGGCGCGGGCAATGATGCTCTGCGAAGCCACGATTACCCGCCGCAGCGTGGCCTTGTCTTTCACGGCCCGAACGTAGGCATCGAGGTTTGTAACCATCGGCAAACCTTCATCGAGCCCGATCAGGTACCCGAGCCCATCCACCGATTCCAGTTCGCCATGCTTTTGGAGCGCCAGCATCGTGGTAATCCGATCCACCGTTCCACCAGCGTCGTAGACCTCACAGGCGCGTTTCCAGATCCTCCGGTGCTTCTCTAGGCTGAACTCGTCGAAAGCCAGCACGGGGCGCGCGGCATGCATGAGATCGGCATCCAGCATGATGGAGCCCAGTACAAAACGCTCGGCATCGATATTTACCGGAAGTCCCTTTTCAGATTCCATCGACTTTGCCATCCCAGCCAGCCT